TCCCAGGGCTCTTCCGCCGAAGGCCAGTTGCCGATGGACAGGATCTCGATGTCGAACTTCGCCGGGGGCATCTTGGCGAGTTCACGGCGCGTGGTGGCCAGGGTGATGCGCTCGCCCATGCCGGGGTTGGCCTTAGCCCAGGTGCGCGGGTCGTCGCGGTCGTCGTGCTTGTCGCACACGATGTAGTAGTTGGACTCCCGGCCCTTCAGCTCGTCACGCGGGCAGCCTTCGTCGTGGGGGTTGGCGGAGAACTCCAGGCCGAAGGTCTGCGGATCTCCCTTGATCATCAGCGAGCGCATGACGGCGAGCTGCTGGGATACCGACCCGTCCTCCAGGCCAGCCGACGCCGCGTAAATCATCTGGGGATTGGGGCGGGCACGCATGGTAGGCATCGACGCGCCGACTTGCTCGTTCGAGAGGATCATGGCCTCGTCGTAGACCAGGCAGTCACAGGAGAAGCCTCGGGAGGTCGCCGCGCCGGAGCGGGCGTGGAACTCGATCTTGGAAGTTCGGCGTGCACTGATTTCCTTGCCGCCGGAGCCGAAGATGATAGTGCGCCGGGGCTTCAGCTTGATGGCTTCCTTGCCGTTGCCCGTGACGATGCTGGCGACCTTCTTTTCCAGCGACGGGTAGGACTTGATGGTGTCAGTCAGCCGCTGGAGGTGGTTCAGAGATGTCTTGAGCTGGTGCGATGTGTGAATTATGAGTTCTTCGCCTAGCAGGAACACCCCGGCCAGCTCACGGACTTCGAGGACCGTTCCCTTGCCGTTCTGGCGAGCCACGATCATCACCACGTCAGGCGCAGCCCACAAGCCGTCCGGGCCCATGCCCATCATGTGCCGCAGGGTCCACTTCTGCCAGGGGTCGAGCATGTAGCCGAAGCCTTCGGCCCATTCAAGAACTTCCTGGCTAACGTGGTCGCCGCAGCCGTGGTCGTGCTTCTCCTCCAGGCGCTCGATCGCGCACATGGGGCAGTCGGGCACCTGGAGCTGGTGGCGCTCGGGAATGTTGGAGAAGCGCGGGACCTGCGATCCGAGCAGCGGGCCTTCCATCGACGTGCCATCCGGCAGGTCAATGCGCTCTATCAGCCGGTTACCCATGCTGTGATCTTACATCACAGTGGCGGCAATTCCCCGTTCTTCATCCACTGCTCTGTTTCCTCGTCCCAGTAATGGGACCGCATGTACTCCTCGCGCACCCGCATGTACTCACTGCTCCGGTAGCACGTGATAGCCCACCGGGCGTCGTAACTAGCCTGGGCCTTGTCCTTTTCGCATAGCCCGCCGTTTACGCGCTTGTCCCCGATGTAAGCGTGCCAGTACCAGCCGAGTTCGCAGGGCACTACCTCGATACGGCCGGGCAGCTCACGGCAGATCCTGTTGACGGCATCGCCCAGCAGCTCGTGCCGGTACTGGTCGGCGCGCTGCCTGTGGTACTCGGTGTTAAACGGGGACATGCCTCTTCCTGTCCGGGCAGTTGCGGCGGAGGGTTTCCTCCTGCCACTCCGTCAGGCCGTAGTCGAGCTTGCGGCAGCTCTTGATCGTCTGCTCGCAGGTGGGGCAGCTCACCATCGGATTGTGCGGGGAGAGATCGTGAACCTTGATGCACTTCCAGGCCAGGCGGCGCATCCAGTAAACACTCAGTCCTAGCAGGACAAAGCCGGTAACCGTCCCGAGCAAGTACGCGTACGCAACCATGAACTCCTCATTTCGCCGTGCAGAGGATGGTCACCCAGCCTCGCGGGTCACGGCACAGTTCCCTGTAGGTATGGTAACCGTTCCATTTCAGCCAGATAGCCAGGCACTCCCACTCGTCTACCAGGTAGTGGCTCAGGGTTTCCACGTAGTCTCCGGCGGGCCGCACCATGGGCTCATCGACGGGAACTTCGCTCTTGTGCCCGAGGAGCTGGCGCTTCATGTTCCCGATTGCCTGCGTGGATCGCGAGGGCAGCAGGGCCATGAGCCGAGGGGCACTCATGGCAGGGTTGGCGAGGATGATTTCCTTCTCTGCGTCGGTCCAGCCTGCGCCGTTATACATCCGGGGGCTCGTAGAACCAGATGTGCAGGACCAGCAGGGTGCCGACGACAGAGGCCGCTACCTTGTGGTTGTGCGCCAGGCGCGTGATCGGCGGTGTCCGGTGGTCCCTGAAGGTGAGGGCTACTGCCTCGTACAGGCACGCTCCTATCAGCGGCACCGCTGCCCTTTTCTCGATGCGCCGCACGGCCTGGTAAACGACATGCCTCTCGATCATCGCCCACGCGCCTCTTCCACCTGTCCGGGGGGTTCCTGCTAGCTTGAGCATACTTCTCCCGCCAGGCATGATCACGCTTGTCCGCCCAGTCTCCGAGCCAGGCGAGGACCCACTTCACGCCGCGCGGGTTGGCAGGGATCTCCCATCGCAAGGTGTTATCTTTCTTCACACCCCAGACGAAGCCCGCCAGGCGGTCCCAGGGGCTCTGGTAGTAGACGCAAATCAGGAGCCTACGGTTCCTTAGGCTTGTCGTCACCGTCGCCGCCTTTCGTCTTCCAGAACCTCGAAGTACTCGTCGTTCACGTCGTCGAGTAGTTCAGCGTCCACCTCGGCCTTTGCCTTCAGGACGATGATGGCGACGTAGATACCGAGTAGGACGAAGATGGTGGACAGTACCACCACGGGAACCATTAGTAGCCTTCTTTCTCTGCGGGGCAGAACGGGCAGGGGATAGAGTCACACCCAATGGTGTGAAGTGTGTTCACAAAGTCGTCGGTCTTGGACTCGCACGTGCACTTCGGCTCCCTGTTCTCCAGCCACTCACGGCCGAGCCATCCGCTGCCCTGGCACGGGCACTCGAACACATCAGCGTCCGTGAAATCGAACTCATTCATGAGCAACAGCTATCCTCCAGTTCCTTCATGGAGAAGAAACCGAGCACGCGGTCGTACTCTTCATCGTCGCCGTAGTTCACAGGGCTTCCGTTGCAGAACGGGTACAGATCGTCGTCTACGACCTCAGCGCCCAGCTCCCTGGCGAGCTGTATGCGCTGCCTGGACCACGCCTCACCGTCCGGGGTACGCAGCCACTCGATTACTTCCTTGTTCACAGTCCAGTTAACGCCTGGGACGTGAGGTTATATTCCGGACCCGTTCTCGCGGCGGCGGCGCTCGGCCAGCCTCTCCCGGCGGTCCTCAGTGTCGTCCCCGTCCTCAGCCGGCGGGTAGAGGTCCCTGATCTGAAGCAGGTTCAGCCGGATTTCCTTGGTGTACTGGGTGACCTCACGCGGGCCGACCTCGCCGCCGTCCAGTTGCCTCGCCATGTACAGCGCCGACTTGGCAAGCGTGGTATCCGCTGCCTCGCCGGGGAACTCCTCCAGGTCGCGCAGCAGCGCTTCCTCGATGCCACCCTGCTTAACGCCGTCCCCGGCATTCTCCTGAGCAAAGCCGCAGTCGGCACTGGCGCAGTAGTAGACGCCCTTGGACTTGAGGTATATGTCCTGGCCCGGCGCGATCGGCTGACGGCATGAGCAGCACTTAACGGGGCCTGTCGCCTGATCCCAGCGCGGGTAATTAGCCATGCCCTTAGGCTACGGCTGACTAGTGCTTTCGAGATAGTCCAGTAGTGCCTGGTCTAGCGCGTTACGGAGCTGATCCGCTGCCTCAGGGAGCAGGTGAAGGTCCGGGCAAATGGGACGGCCCTTGCTATCCACGGGTGCCCGGACGAAAATCTGGCCCGGAGCCGGAGGAGGGGGCGGGATGTACTCGGCGTGGAACTTGTCATCCCGCTCAGGCACTCGCATACCAGCCCGTCGTAGTCGTCGTCCATCACACTCTCGCGGATGAGTACTTAGCGGAAGGCTTAGGCCCTCCTAGCTCCATAATCGGCGGGAGCGCCATCTCGTACAAGTGGTCCTTGTCCCAGTAGGCGCAGAAGACCTGGTACTCCCAGACCGGGAGCCGCAGTGCCTGGTGACAGGCGATCTCGCTAATGGTGCCGGGGCTATCGTGCCAGGAGGGGCCGGCGATCATGCCGTTGCTGGACTTCGCGATCCACTCCCAGTCCGCGCGCAGCGCCTCGTGCAAGTCGAAGCCTGCCGCCCTGGACTCCTCGGGACTGCCGTTCGGGCACTTCATCGGGTCAAAGCCCATCTGCCTGTCGTGGTGGGCCGGGTTGAATACGCACTGCACTGTGGGGAACGACAGCAGCACCTTAGCCGAGGCGTCGAACCACGGCGTGTTGAAGTACGGCTTGCCAGTCATCTTGTTGCCAAGGTAGAGGTTGTTCCAGTTGCAGTAGGTGCCCGATATCGGCCGGAAGTTCCCCGGCATGACCGGCGCGTCCAGCCAGATCTGGTACTTACCCATTGCGCGGGCCCTTCTTCAGCAGTTTCGCTGCCTCTTCGTCATGGAACGCCTGCCGCCGGGCAAGGACATCCAGGGCGACGGCCACGTCATTGTCGGAGGGATTGCCCAGGTTCCCCGCCCAGATAGCCGTGTCTTCCGGGTGCTTGTACTCCACGGACGGTTCTTCCTTGTACTGCCCCGTCGTGTACGCGTGAATGGCAGAGGCCCGGACAGCCGGGTCGTCCAAGTCGTAATCCAGATCATCGTCGAGTACCGCAGCGGCGTCCGCGCGCTTCAGTTCCTCCTCGGTCGGCTCGTCCAGGCGTTCCATCGTCAGCATGTAGCCGATGGTGTCCACCCGCGAGTCGTGGTGCGCAGGGGACTTTACCAGGCGGCACAGCTTGAGGCCGGACATCATCACCGCGACCCGGTACTCGTCCAGCTCCGCGCCGTCTTTCAGCAGATCCTGCATCAGGCCCGACCAGACCTTCGCGATGATCCGGAAGTCGAACCTGGGGTGCCCGTAGGACTTGGCGCGGTCGCCGTGGACCAGGCTGTGCGCCTCGTGCGCGATCGAGTCTTCGAAGTTCACCATCTAGGGCTTTGCCTTCTTCCACCCCGGACATCCGGGATCGCAGTTACCAGGGAATGAGTGATTGTGCCTGATGCCGTCAGTGCCTACGTAGTAGACGATAGTGCCCGTAACTCCGCCTCCGCCGCTGCTTTCCCACGGCTCGAACGGGCAGTTCGGCGTGCACGGCACTACTGCCTGGGGGCCTGCCAGCTCTTCCTCGATCGACACCAGTTCGTCCGCGTACCACTGGGCCTTCTTCCGGTCCTCGATCATTGCGCCCTTCTTGCTGGCGCGGGCGGTGTACTTGATCAGGTTGCCCCAGCAGAAGCCCCTGGCGAGTTCGAGGTCCCAGGCGCGCAGCACCTTGATCACCTCGTACGGCTCGTCGCCCCCGTAATGGTCCGGGTGATTGACCGCATCGCTCACGACTTATCCTCCGCCGTGTCGAGCACCTGGTTGACGAACTGCAACAGGAAGTCCCGCGCCGCGATGTCCAGGCGGCCTAGCGGCTGGCCGGCCTGTAGCTTCCCGATCCGCTCGGCGGACAGCCTGACCATGCTCAGGGCCAGGACTTCCTGCGCAACCTTCTGCTGGTCGGCCTTGCACTCAGATGTGCACCCGTTCGTGGGGCCACAGTTAAGGCACATGCGCTGGAGCTTACCATGGTGGATCTGCCCGGAGTCGAACCGGGGTCCTGAGTCGTTCCGCGTGCGGTCTTCCGCTCAGTCAAAACCCGTCAGACCCTTGAGTACCAGCCACCGGAGCGCCCGCTACGCGCTAGCCTTCACCCGCCCATTTGAAGCGCGGTCTCCGGCGTACCCGCGAAGGGCACTGACTGGCACCGTTGCGGGAACGGGATTTGAACCCGTGACCTGCGAGTTATGAGCCCGCCGCGCTACCGAACTGCGCCATCCCGCGTTGTCCCCAGCCGCCGTCCGTGCTCAGGGCGTGTCCGCCAGCCGGGTATGCGTCTACTGTACCCCATGAAAAAATTTTCCGGAGCCGGGAATTTCCTGTCCGTTACCGTGTTGTTACCGATACACAGAGTGAGAGGAGGTGAGAGTGATGAACCCGCCCGCACGAAGCACAGGACTGGCAGACCAGGACGTTCCTATCATCCAGGTGGTCGGCCGGATCGCCGGCGAAGCCAAGCTGACCGACGACAACGGAGGCACCGGAACCAAGTACCTGGTCCACGTCGGCTGGAGCAAGAAGACCTACCAGATCAGCGCACGCGGCGTGAAGCTAGTCCGGAACCTTGACATCCGGGTGCTTGACGAACCCGCCGAGTACACCGTCTGACCCAGAGAAGGAAATACATGCACAGGAAACCCGGTCCCACCCGTAACCACCCGTACAGGAGGCGCAGAAAGAGAAGGCGACCGTAGTCCACCTGTCCCCTGACGAGAGGATTTCCTGATGTCATGAAGCGGTAGACAGCACAGGAGGCCCTAGCGTAAGCCCGGTAACTCTCGCGAGTTGCCGGGCTTACGCACGTCTAGATGACAGCACCGTTACTCCACGGCCTGTTGTTCACAGCTCTCCCGATTACCAGGTCAGTCAGCAAGTCGCACCGCACGCATACGTCTACGTACCGGCCCGGCGTGGTACGCGGCCAGCGCTGCTTCACCATAGTCGGCTTGTCACAAACCTGGCACCGGCCGGGCTGCCAAGGGTCCATGTGCGCGTCATCAGCCCTCATAGAGCCAGGTTAGTCCTCGATACGCCCCAGCAACCAGCGCCTGGTCTCGTCGGCCGCCTTTTCAGCCTTATCCAGTGCCTCAGCCACCAGCTCCACGTCAATCGGGCCGCTGACCCTGAAGTTCACGAGGAAATGGCGCGGGTCCATCGTCCGGAGCGACTTCGGCGCGAGTTTTCCGTGCTTCTTGTGGTAATCGGCCAGAGACGCCTGGAACTTGTCCCATTCTTTGTAATCGGCCCGAGACAGGTGCTTTTTGGCCGCCTCGGCGTTTTTCCTCACCCGAAGTTCCGCAACGCGCTCGCGCAAGCGGTCGTCTTCAGCCTTCAGCAGGGCCGTATGAGCAGCCGGAGCCTTGTGAAGGGGACAGAACGGCTGGTCCTCAATCATGTCCCAGCCCTCGCGCAGCGCGGCGTCATCATCGAACCTGAACTCGACGCAGCCCTCCTCCGCGCACTCCATACTGCTCCTCCTCAGAACTTCCCGAAAGTGCTTGAAAGTTCACCATCGCGCCCAGAACTATCTAACTCCGCGTCAGGCTGCATTATTCCGGTTCGCCGAAAAACCGCCTGCCCAGCCAGATTCCGCGCATAGCATGGCTCCGGCAGCAGTACTGCGCCGTCAGGCTACGGCTACGAGAACGGAACGGCATGTTGCACCAGGCACACAGAAGCACGGCTCTGCGGCGTCGGCACTCCAGGCAAACGGGTGGCGCAGAGTACAATGCACCCCTCCGGAGGGTCTTCCCGCACCCGCCGGCGCACAAAACTAGCCACGCAGCCATGTTTTCCGTCCGCAGCGCTGAGTTTGGAGCGTATGGTCAACAGTCTCACCGTGATACCGAGCAAGTTGAACAGCGATGTTCAAAATCCTCGCGCAGTCATCGGAACACGCGCTACGCCGAGGAGGCAAGCACTCTTTGCGGCACACACGGCAAAAACGAGGCACGCGCGGCGGCTTCGGCTGCTTGACAGGCTTGGGACGCGCTGGAAGTGCTTCAGGCGGCGGAAAATCCTCGTCATCCAACGTGTTGGACCTGCTGATGTTGCAGCGCAGGTGCGCAGCGCGCTTGTTGCCTGATGTGTCAAGGCCGCCCCGGCTGAGCGGCAACACGTGGTCGATGGACTTGCTCCAGGGAGTTGGGTTGGGAAGTTCAGGATCTATGGTGCGCGACGCGCCGAAACACACCGGCATCTGGCACAGCCAGCCATCGCGCTCGTAGAGTGCTTCGTCTGGTACGCCGTCCCAGGTATTCTTGCGGATGGCTTTCCGGTTCCTACTGTGCATCTTGCTGACGCGGTGTGTCCACTTACGACGGCACTCGACAGAACAAAATCGCTGCTGCGGATTCTTGATCTTAAATTCCACAACGCACGATTCATAATCGCATACGCGAGTGCCTAGAGGCCATGAACGCTTGGGCGGATGCTTACGTGGACCCTTCCCAGCTTTGCGGCACGGCTGACAGTACTTAACCCCAGCCCACGCAGGTTGACCGCAACCTTGGCAGCGGCCTGTCTTTACAGTAGACCGCGTCCCATCATACTTGCGGTTAGTCTCACGATTATGCTGGAGGCGACAACTATCGCAAAATCGTTTACCGCTGCCGCTTCCTGTGCGTCGCAAGATTGGATTTCGACAACCGTGCGTCTCGCATTCCCAGAATACAGGCAGTAGATTATTCCAAGGCCGATGACCGCGAGGAATCATCCAGGTAGCACCTGTTCTAGCGCACACCCATAACAGCAAGCACACTCCAGGGCGTAAGGGCAGTCTGGACTGACGCACAAGCAGCTCCGCATGGCGTCTTCCGGCGTTTTACCCGTAGGATCAGGCCACACCGTCAGATCGTCGTTCTCCATGGCACGATACTACACGGTTCCGGCAACAATGCACCTCTCGCCCCCTGCTAGCCCCCTGAGCTGGTCGTGTACTCAGCTCACAGTCTCCGCAGGTCACGAGATTTTTCGAACTTTTATTCTAGACAATCTAAGATTTTGTCCGATTGTCAAAATCTTAGGGGAGAGAATTCGGTCTC